CATGAAGTATGAACTCCATTTTAGGAGTACCATCATTACCCAGAAGTTGTAATCTCTGATCTAACATATACTCATTTATCATAGCCCATTCATTAGTGACTGGATTATGAATTTTGTTAATCCACTTTTCAAAATTTTGTCTGAGATATGTTTCATGATCCAAATTGAATGTTACAGTTATTGCAGCGAATGTACGCTTTCCGGCAATCGGAAAATCCATACCTTGCCAATTGAGGATTGCTTCTTCCAAAGTTGATCCAGGAAGTTGTGTTGTTTTAACCATATACACTGCCCTGTCATTTTTCATATCTCCGGTAATTACATCTAACGGAAAGTTCGGAAGAAAGTAAAAGAGATTTGATCTCTGGCCATCCCTCATGTTGCTCTTAAATCCGTCAATGGTGAATCTGGTAGGCATTATTTTTCCCCCCTCATTTGTTTATCAATTTTTTCTAAAAGTTTCATAGTTTTCTCCTCTTTACATTTCATATCTTTATATCCACAATCAGGAAGTTGATGAACTTCTTTGTGGCATGTTTTACAAAATGTAATTACTTTATCTAAATCAGCGGATTCTACTGGCTCCCATCTGATGCCTTCTAAATGGTGACAATGTAAACCAACATCTAATTCATCTTTATGAAGTCCACATCTTTGACAAGTGTAATTATCAAATTCAAATCTTAATTGTCTAAGTTCTGGTTGAACTTCTCTTGACGTTGTTGGTTTGAAATCTTTAGGCCACAAGATTTTTTTATATATAGGACATTCTTCTTTACATTCAGTTGAACAATAAAGCCTACATTCACCTTCTATTATATTTTCTAAAGATCGTATTCTATTAGTTATATCAATTCTTCTTGGAATAAACCATTTTCCACAATAAGTACATTTTACTTCTAAAATATTCTGATCTTTTTTATTTCTTCTAACGGCTTCACAAAAAGAAATTTGATGTGCATATTCATTATATGTTGGGATATTTTTTAAAGCATATCCACCTTTCCATCGTGAACTCTTTTCACCTGATTGTGATTCAACTACTTTCTTTCTGTATTTTTTATCTTCCCACAGTTTTTTACTTTTTTCACTTAATTTTTTCTTTGTTTCTTCAGAATGATGTTTACCACACATTCCTCTTAAATATTTTGCCATTAAAAAATTCTCCTTGTTAGATTTTTAAGTAGAGGTAGATTTAATTAACAAGGAATCAAATCAGGGGAGCTACCCTTTTCCCTCTTATAACTTTTTTAAGCTGCTGCAGCTAATTCTGTAAAACTTGCGCCAGTCTTCGTAGCAATAAAGTTAAGTACGATGAATTCTGCAGCCTTTGTTGGTTTTATGTAAATATCCACCCAAAGTTCGTTTCTATCTATTCTTTCTGGTGTGTTGTTTGTACTATCTGCTACAAGCATATAGTCATAAATACCACGTCTTGATTTTACATCCCTCAAGAAAGGATCAATCATATTTATTAATTGTAATCTTGTAAAACTATCATTCGGTTCAAACAAGAAATACTTCACTGCTGTTGCAATTGATTTTTCAAGAATGATGAATAATCTTCTTACATTTACTCTATTGAATGCTGAATTTTTATCCAACATTGTTTTTTGACCCCAAACTACTTTGCCTTGACCAGCAAAAGAAGCAATTGGATTTATACCATTTTTATAAAGTATATCTCTTGTTGCTTGATTGGGATTATATCCTAATTTTCTAACATTGTTAATTATACCTCTGTTCAATCCTGCAGGTGCAAACCACGGATCACTTACATCATCTGTGTTTGCATAAATACCGGCTACATGACCTGAAGATGGAATCCAACGATATCGTCCATTCCATTTATCATAAACTTCTAACCAGTTGCCGTATAGGGCCGCATAGCTTGTGTTTGAATTCAAGTTATATGTTCCATGAGTACCAAGTCGAAAATTTCTCATATCAGTAGTTTCATTACCTTTGTTATTTACAACCAAAGATTGAGGAACATCAAGAATTGCCATTGTATCTTTTCTATCCTCTGCAATACTGATCAAATGCGTTTTGATTATAGTTGATTTGTCTGCATCAATAAGAAGATTGATGTCAATTGTTTCAGGGTCTTCATATACATCATATGCATCTTCAATTTCTATATCAGTTATTGTTGCGCCTCTATTTAGACCGCCACCAAAAGGTTCATAATCATCTGACCAAAGTTCTGTCATATCTGTATTTTGACTTGCGGCTTTCAAAGCAACTCTTATATATTTAGAATTAGCATTGATGAAATTTTCGCAAAAGATATTTGCTCCTTCATCGTCAATCTTTCTATCATTTGTTGATACCAACCATGCTTCTCTTAATGTATAAGTTGGAGATGTTTTGTCAATTTGATCCTGATTAGCAACTTTTACTAAGACTATAAATTCTGTTGTTGTGGCTGTATCAAATGATAAATCAATGCTTGCAAGATCATTATACATATCTGATGAAATACCAAGTTGTGTATATGTTTTTAATCCTGCTCTCACTGCATTGTAAATATAGCTTCCACAATATGCAACCTTAATAAAATTTCCCCATTTTCCCCGAGTTTTTGCGATAAAAGCGATATCCGACCACTCATCCTGTCTATGCTCACCAAACACAACTGATTCTTCTCCAAATTTGTCAGGGTCTTGTGATTCAAACTCTGATAAAATATATGCTCCTTTGTCATCACCGGGTGGTCCCGCTGTATATGAAGAGCAAGTATTACCGGATGTAAAATCTGAATGCATACCTGCAAAAGATGCGCTTGGGGCAAATGCCGCTGTTGTATATAATTTATTTCCATATTTCAAGAATCCAGTTGCAGCCATGATATCTTTATATGATCCAGATGTTGGTTCACCATAAACATCAATCAATTCATCTATAGTTGTAATTAATTGTGCTTTCAGTTCTGGTCCTTTGTATGGGTCTCTAATAGCAAGAACACCAATTGATGTTGCCACTGATGATATTGTTGTTGTAAGATCAACCTCATTTATATCCACGAGGGGTGATAGATATAATGCCATAATTTCCTTCTCCTATTTGTTTCTTATTTTCTCATATAAAACTTGCCAAATTTCTCTGTCAAAGTTTGCTTTAGCATTACAAGAAAAACATAATGTTATCAAATTGTCAGGGTGACAATCTTTTTTGTTATAATTTATATGATGGATACATAGTTTATCTGAATTTTCATTACAATATGGATTTTGACATTTATTACTATCACGATCCCTTATAGAGTATTTATATTCATTATCTTTCCATACTTCACAATATGGTTCATAGGATATTCCACCTTGCCAATTAGGATTTCCTGATCCATACATTTTGAGTGAGTGCTCTGGCCTTTTTGTTCCCAATCCATTTCCTTTCAATTTTTCAGATTGTTCTTTTTTTTGCTTTTCAGACCAATAATTTCCGTAATTAGAATTTCTATCCTCACATTGTGTTCCTTTTTTTGCTTCACTAATCTTTCTTTTGTGTTCTTCGGATTTTGGTTTATTATTCAAACTACCATTTATACTGGCTTGTTTTTTATTATTTTCGCTGTTTGCAAAACATATATTAGTACAATGTTTACCATTTTTATTTTGTGATAGAAACGGATCATGACATGTTTCGCAATGTTCAATGTAATAAAAAGTAGTTGTTCCTTGATACCATTTTTTAGTTTTATTACTATATTGTAATTTTTCTAATCCGTCCCAACATATTTTCATACTGTTTTATCCTTGTTTATTTCATTCCTGCTACTTGTCTAAATTTATTAGCATCAAACATTGGATTGAGCGCACCGGCCCATGCTACTAATTTTTCTTTTAATTCATCCAATGTTTTTGATGATTTCATTGCAAGAGCAAGTGTATTAAAATGCATTTTTGTCAATGTTGCAGCACCTTCTTTCAAGACACCTTCCTTGATCAGCATTTTTTCATATTTTTCTAAAATTTTATTTTCCATGTAAAAGTTTACTCCGTACTATTATTTATATTTTTTTTATATATTTTCCACTACTTCATAATAATCAAAAACAAAAGTGCAACCACCTTCCAACTGAACCTCACCTTCTTTATGTGAAAATGACACTTCTTGTAAATTTGTGGGCCACATTCCTTTGAAATTAATACCAAGAATGCTATTATTAAAATTGTCTAATATTCTCAAAGAAACATCCACAGCATATCTATCATAGAATTCCATCATTTTATCTTTGTTGTTAGCTATATAAGTCATCCAATTATATAAAACTTTCCAATTTTTAAAAGCAGCATCTACAATAAATTGAGTTGTTAATATTTCAAACTCTGCCGGGCTGCCAGCTATTTTTCGTTTTGTACCTTGCCAATCCTGCTCCAATGCAGAAATATTCAAAGCTGGTAGGACAACACCATAGATATTGAGAATCAATTCATCATTTGCATGGAGCATTGTTTGTCCTGGTAATAATGGAAAAGACAGTTCAAAATTAGAAGGACTGGCTTTATTCAATTCAACATTCACTGGCATTAATATTCTCCTAAGTGTAAGGTTTTTCCAACTTTATCACCCATGTTATATAATTCATAATCATAAAGAGGATTACCTGCTGTTGGGCTAATACCCAATAGATACATTGATTCACCAGATGCACCACTTGAAAATGTTGTGGTCGTATTACCACTTTGTTTAAAAGCCTCTTGTGATAGATAAAAATTAGTAAAGATTTTTCCAATTACACTTGTTGTTTCTACTGGTTTAAAAAGATATGATTGTACTGTAAAATCTAATGTATATCTTAATATTCTAAAATTTTCATCATCCCATTCCATATCCATATCCGGGGCAAGAGAATTGAAAATGACCTTTAGATCATAAGTTGAATCTAATTCTTCTATAGGTAATCTTATAAATGCATGTGGTTGAAAATATGGCAGAATTGATTCTAAAATCTGGTCAACATCTGTCAAATATAAACACCATATACTCAATTGAAACTGAACATCATAGGGGGCGGGGTTTAAATATCTCTGGATTGTATTTGAATTATCAGGTTCACCAGTTATTATACTTTTAAATTTATTAGTTGTGCGCTCCATTGAATATTCAATGCCTTGTAGAGTTACGCTCATAATGGGTAGCATTTCATCATCTTTACGCTCATTCATCCAATACCACCACTTTTCTTTTGGCCCATACTTTAATGGTACTTCAATATATTTTTCAAAAACACCTCCACGGGTATATCTTGCTATTTTAATTCCGTTAAACATATCCAAAAACTGGATAACGGTGTTTCTTAATGCTTTGTAATAGTAATATTGTTCCATTTATCTACCAATGATTTTATAGATGCCTTGTAATTTATTCCATATAGTTGTAAGAGAATTACGTAATTTTTTGACCATCTGCGTTTTTTCGATAAAGCCTTTATTCAATCTATCGTCTATAACTTGAAGTTGTTTTTCAATAGATTGCATTTGTGATCTAAGAATGTTTTTTGACATCACATCCGGCTCAAACATTTCTTCTACTTTTTCTATTGATACTTTAGCATCTTTTGTTTTTTGTTCTATCTCATTATAAATTTTTGATAAAGAATCTGCTTCTGCTTTATCTGCTATTTTGGTTTTTCTCATTATACTAATATTATGTTCAATATTAGTGATAAATTTAATCAATCGCTTTTTAGCAAATACCATATCTTGTTTAGACATTTCTTCTAAGTGATTATATAGTCTCATTAATATCCATAAACTCCGGTGTCCACATCTGCGTATGTATCAAGTTCATCGCTTTGCTCTTCTATGTATGCATTATCACCAAATCCAGAAGAAGGTGTTGATGCTGCAAAATGATCAACACCAGTTCGTAATGTGTACGGTGTTGATGCAAGAATAATGTCTTTGGCAGATTGTGATTGTTCGCTGAAGCGGTAAGGTTTCAGTATAAATTCAAATATTGGTTTACTCAATTGGAATATTTTTTCTTCTTCCCCAGTATCCACAACTTCATATGATCTTTTGTTCCAAATGGTTACAACTACATCACCAGGTTTTGGAAAATAACCACCGCCACTAACATCCCTTGTAAATGTAAATTTAGGAATCAAGGCAAATAGTATCATATCTGATGAATCAATACCAAATGGTGTGGTCATTGTTGCTTCTTCTGTTGGTTCATAAATAAATTTTGTCCGGTGGGGGGCACTATACATTGTATTTTGATATAGTGGTTCACCATAAAGATCATCAGTTTCAGTTACATCTTCATCTCTGATATAATAATCAATCTCAATTCCGGCTATATCTGTGAACTCAACGATATAACTTTCAAACAGGTCTACTTCGATATTGTTTGAAAGATCATGTAAATTAAATTTTGGTTTTATTGCCTTTGAAATATTTGCCATTATTTCATTTTACTCTCCTAAGAGTTTCATCTGTGTTTTCATCATTACAGTCATGAGTTCTTTCAGTTCGGAGACTTCTTTTTCCAGAATCCCTATTCGTGATATGTCTCCAGTTGTTTTACTTTCATCCACTGGTTTACCTGCTGCCCTTAATGCCATCCGTGAATCAATACTTGCTAAATAAGCTGCTTCTTCACTGGTTAAAT